TCTCGACAATCGGATCAAGGAAGAGACGCATGTGATGGCTCTCTTCAATTCCCACCTGCTCACCGAGACGGAAGCCCGCAAGCGGATGAACCTCAAGCCGATGAGCAAGACGGAGCAGAACGATACCCACTTCGCTCTCCATGTGCTGCGTCTTGAGCGCGAGATCCAGAAGTACAAGACCGCATCGGCCATTGAAATCGGCCAACAGGATGTGACGAACCAGAAGGCGTTGGCCGGAACCCAGATGAAGCTGATGGAAGCCCAGGCCAAGCTGTCCGAGGTCAAGGCCAGCCACGAACAACAGAGTCTTGAAGCACAGGCGAAACACCTGCCTGTCATTGCCAAGGCGAAGGTAGCCGTGGCCAATGCCAGCTCACGCCGGGCCAGCAAGGGCACCGGCGCCGGTCACCCGCGCGGAGGCACTGCCAAGAAGACAACCCAGACCGCCGCGGCAACCGCCAATAAGATGCGCCCGACCAACCAGCATGGATCGAAGCTGGGCCCAGGCAAGAACAGTGACAGCCTCATGAGCGAAATCTATGAAGGCTTGGTGCAAGGTCGTGACCGACTGATTGCCGATGGTCTCAATGTGGATAAGAACTGGCGCAAAGCAAGCGGTCAGATCATCGATGAGATCGTTGCGCGACTCAACCAGCGCGAAATCACCGATTCAGTTGGTGATTCCTATACTAGACAGGAACGAGCCGCCGGACTGAGTTCATTGAAGTCCGTGATTGCTGAAACTTCTGATCCTGAGCTTCTTTCCGTGCTTCTTCGAGCGGAATTGGAAGACGAGGTAGATGATGCCGAACTTGAATATGCCATTGCCGGTCGTGCAGCTTAACGGTCCTGGGATGCAGAACTCCAGAGTGACTCCGCTGCAACAGGCACTTGCGCAGGATGCGTCCGCTCTGTTCCAGAGCAATGCATCGATTCAGCCCATCCCGCAGGGAGGTCCCTTCCTGCTTGAGATTCCTCTCAATCGTTAGGTAGTGGGGCGCCGGACAGTACCTGTTACCCGGGCGACTAACTAACAGTTGGTTTCATACAAGGTTGGACATGCTGAGCGAACGCCGTTGGCTCAAGATCCACGACTTTCTGACGTTTCGTCCGAGCGCGGTTCTTGAGAACAAGAGATTCCTGTTCGAGTGCAAGGACTCGAAGTCCGAGACAGGCCACAGCCTGCTCGTTCGCGTGGACGCGACTCACGCCGGCATCGTAACTGGCAATCGCAAGTTCTATCGTCCCGATTGCATGCAGGACGCGGTTCAGACCTGGGTTCCCAAAGGGGTCGCACCGCTTCCCGTTCTTCGCGGGCACGACAAAGAAGGCGACGTGCTGGGCCGGATTCGTGAGGCCAAGTACATCGACGACTCCTGGAAATACGCCAGAGACTTTCCGGTTCTGAAGGACTCAGTCTTCTATAACCGTGATTCGAAGACCGGCGGCAAGTTCAACGTGTTCAAGACGGTGGACTGGATTCAGGACAACCTGGCCCGCGTGAAGGGCTACCAGGGCATCGGTCATATCGAACTGGGTTTGACTCTGACCAACCCTGAAGCGATTCAGAAGATACTCCGTGACGAGTATCTGTGCGTTTCAGCCGGTGCGATTACTGACTCGGCCACCTGCTCCATCTGCCACACCGACTGGGCGTCGGAGGACAAGTGCGAACACCGCCCCGGTGAGATTGTCGATGGACGCATGGCCTTCCTGATCTCGGGAAGGTTCAAGTACAAGGAACTCAGCTTCGTCAACTTTGGAGCGGATCCGTTTGCTCAGGTGAAGTCCTACGAGTTGAAGGACTCACTCGAGAAGATGTTCTTCCTTGGTCTGCCTCTCGATGACCAGCAATTTGCTATCGACAGGGGCCTCAAACTGACCGACAGCCTGTACGAGTCGGACATCGTGATTGAATACGAGGAACCAAAGATGACGATTGACGTGGCCGCTGTTGGGAAGACTCTCAAGAGCCTTGATCTGACGGCAGAAACAGCATTCGATCTTCAGGATCAGCTCACGGCTTGGACACCGGAATCGGACGACGACAAGACCTCCCGGCGCAGTCTGCAGTCCACCCTCACCGCCAAGATCCGCAAGAACGGCTGGAAGAGGGAAGCGAGCAAGGCTGATCCGGTGGCGATTGACGATGCCAGTATGAATGCCGATCTCGCTGCGGTTCCCGCAGTGGCCGATGGCGTGAACGATGCGGCTGCCATTACGACAGCGGTTGCCGAAGCAACCGAGTGCGTGGACGGGGTTTGCGACTGGTCGGGATTCACATTGACCGACGAAGACCAGGCATTCTTCGCCGACGAGCAGAAGGTTTACGACGAGCTTTGCACCGAGATGAGTGCCGCGGGCACCGGCGGCGAGCTCAAGGACGAACAGATCAAGGACGCCAAGCTGGATGCGGAAGCCCGCAAGAAACTGGGTGGCAAGTCCTTCTGTGGCCCGAACCGCACCTTCCCCGTGGAAGACTGCGCGCATCACACCGCAGCCCTCCGGCTGCTGGGCCGGGCCAAGATCAGCGACGGCGCCAAGGAGAAGATCCGGGCCTGTGTTGAGAGAAAGGGCAAGACGTTGAAGTGTTCCGTAGTGTCCAAGACCGAAGACAAGATCAATACCACGGCCACCGGGGGCACCGAGATCAGTGACGAACTGAAGGCCCTGGCTGTTCACGTCAAACTGATCGATTCGGTGGATGGATACGATGCCGTCTCAGCCGAAGAAGCCTTGAAGGACGAAAAGCGGGCTCAGATCAAGGAAATACTCGGCCATTACCATGCCCTGGATGTTCATCACAAAGGTTGTGAACCTGATCTGCAGTACAAGATTGAGGATCTTCACAATGCTCTGGCCGAACGGTGGGGCAAGGACCGCTGGGTCGCATGGGCCAAGAAGTCGCTGGCCGAGCACATCAAGGATTCCCTGTTCGTTTCCAAGGACGAACTGGCCGAAAAGGACGAGGCCGTCCTCGGCCTGACTGACGAGCTGGCCGCGATCAGGACATCGGTCGCCACCAAGGATCGTGTGCTCGCCGCCGTCCTCATGGACTCGAAGACCAGCCTGGCAACAACCCTGGTCATGCACAACTGCCTGCGGAAGAAGGATGGCTACACCGGCCTCAATCCCGCGCAGATCCAGGACAAGATTGCCGAATTCGCCAAACGCCATATCCAGAGTCTGAAAGACGCTGTGACCGATCTTTTCGCCGAGCTGCAATGGAACACCGCGGCCGAACCGGGGAAAGCTGGCACCGACCAGGGAACCACGGTAAACGACAACGCTCACGTAGATGAGGTGGATGGTACGGACCGCGAGCCGGCCCTGATCCCTGCGCTCACGGTGCAAGACACCCAAAAGCTTCAGCGCATGCTCACCTACATTCACGACGCAACGGACCGCGAGCGGTATATCGCCGATGTTCGTTACGGCCGTGTGCAGCTCAGCTAAGCAACCAAGACTTAGGTTGCAGGAGAAACTATCATGCCAGTCGATCTCAATAACCAGTACACCGGCAAACTGTTCGGGCAGGACCGTATCGGTCAGACGACCCCGGACCTGGAACTCTCTGAGCCCCTGAAGCCCTGGCTGCCTGTTCCGTATCCGGCGCCCTATCTGCCGGGTCTGCGTCAGGATCAAGGCCATCCGAAGTTGGCGTCTGTCGTGCTCAGCTCGCAGCATCTGATTGGGCAAGACAAGAGCGGCGCGCTCGTTCCTTCCGGCCTGCAATGCGGAAAGACTCCCGCCGGTTCCAACGTGTGGTGCATCATTCAGTGGGGAGCGGGATCGATCGATCAGTTCACCATTGATCCTCGCACCGGCAACGCCGTGACTCCTGGCGACCATTGCGTTCTGGCAGCTCCTGCCGATGCCGCGCCTGGCAACGTCACCCTGACCAATGGCACCGTGATTGCGGTCAGCTGGACCGACATCAACTGGGCCTGGAACTGCACCCTGTTCCCGAGCGTGACGACCGGCACGACAGTGTCCGGGTCCGCCACCAACGTTCCTCTGGTTCCGGTGCTCAATCCCTCCGCTGCTGCGACCCAGTCGACCCTGGTCTACACAGTGGCAGCTGCCGGCGACTCCTTCGTCGGTCAGCTGGTCTTCCAGGTTGGCGCGGCTGGCACGCCTGCCACAGTTGAGTTCAACGGGACACTGGCCGCGGCTGCGACCGCTGTGACTGCAGCGATTACCGCCCTGGCTCCTGCCTCCGCTGTGACTGCTGCCAACGCGGCTCTCACCGCCGCGAACACCGCGCTGACCACAGCCAACACCGCTGTGACGACTGCCAACACCGCTCTCACCGCCGCGAATGTGGTTGTGACCACGGCCGGCAACACAGTGACGGCGACGGACCTTGCCAACCAGTCTGCGGCCCTCGCGGCCTACAACACCGCTCTGGCCAACCTGGCGACTGCCCAGACCACCCAAGTTGCGGCACAGGCTGCCTACACCGCCGTGTTCAACCTGAACGCTGTGACCGTTGCGGCCACCACGACCACGCTGACCCTCACGGGCGTGGTTGACGGCGCGCTCCTGGCCGGCACCAACTCCTTCGTCTTCACCAGCGACATCGACGACGTGGGCCATGTGGGCACGGCAGTCCCCTACTCGTACGGCACAGCCCGTCCGATCGGCGTTTGCACTCGGAACGTCTTCCAGTACATCGGCGGCGTGAAGATCATCGACACATCGCTCGCCGGCGGCATCCTGTACCGCCTCGAAGGCCTGAACCCCATCGGCTTCCAGGTCATGAACTATATGCACGAGATGGGCACGGCCATTCAGACCCAGTATGTGCTGAAGGTGCCGTGGATTGGCGCCACACCGAACACGCTGCAGCAAGACGCAACGACCGACGGCATTCAGGGCTACGTGCAGGGCTATGGACGCACCTTTGCCCACTTCACAGGCCTTCCCACCACCGGCGCAGGCGTGACCTTTTCGCAGTTCCAGAACGACCAGGGCAACTACACGGTGTTCAACCCGGCAGTCAACTCTCCGGTTGATCTGGTCGGTCGCATCATCGGCGTCGTGAACATGATCAACAAGATCGGGTTCTCGAACCGCATCAAGACCCTGTGGGATCCGTCTCGCATGGTTGGCCCGATGACCGATCCGAATCCGGCGGCCATCATGATGGGCGGCTCGGCCACTGCCGGCCTGCCTTACGACCTGAACCTGACGACTGACGGCATTTACAAGGCCTCTCAGCTGCAGAAGACTCAGGCCCGGCCCGAGTACGGCACCTACGTCCTGGTCCGCGTGCTCCTGTAATCCAGGCGCACGAACATTACTAACAGTTGGTTTGGAGAATCCATGCCGCAGATCGTGATCACCCAGGGGCAAGCGTATGTCAAGGGCGACGGTCTGCGGTGCATGGCCAAACGCTCCGATGGCACAGGCCGCGTCTGCGACAAGCTTGTGGTCAAGAAGAACCCAGCAGGTGAGATCGCCGGAGCATTCCAATGCCCCGATCGCCGGTGTCGCCAGCATATCGAAGTCGAGACCAGACGATAACTGCGGTCTCTGACGCACATCTTTACAATCCGCCGGCCCACGTTGGACCAAACCGCCCTGAGGAGGGTATTTTCCACATGTCAAAGACCAAGGTCACTCCCGAACAATTCAAGGCAGAACTTGAACTGCAGGATCGGTTTGCGACAATCTTCCGCACGAACGGGTGGGACCCGGTCGCCGATAAGAATGTCGACATCAACGATGCCCTGGACATCCAGAACGCTGCCTTCATGATTCCGAAGGCAATGACGACCATCGTGCAGGAAGGCATCGAGCCGATGTTGATCGGCACCCACCTGCTTCAGAAGATCCAATACAAGCCCGGCATGATGACCGTATTCCCGGCCGTCGAGCCTCTGCGTGCAGAGGAAACCGGTGACGGCATGGATCTGCCGATCTACAACATCAACATTGGTGGTGCGCAGTCCTTCGGCGTGACCGTCAAGCGTCACGGCCTTCGCCTGAAGATCGCCAAGCGGTTCGTCGAGGAATCGGCCTATCCCTGGATCAACTTCTGGCTGCGTCTGGCCGGCAATGCTCTCGCGCGTCACAAGGAAGAGTACATCTTCGACTTCATCACGAAGCTCGGCACGTTGGTCTTCGACAACGACCCGACCTCCCGCCTGTCCAGCTCCCCGTTGCAGCCGATCAAGGGTGTCACGACCGGCCGTAACTACAAGGGTGTGCTGAACGGCTCCATGACAGTGGACGACGTGTTCGATATGTACGCGGCTGTGCTGCTCAACGGCTTCGTGCCCGACACTCTCCTGGTCCACCCGATGGCGTGGCTGATGTGGGTCAAGGATCCTGTCCTCCGTGAGTTTGCCATCCAGGCAGGCGGCGGCAGCTTCTTCGCCAACTTCACCGGCAACCCCGCTGTGCTTGGCAACAAGTTCTACAACAACGGCGGACTCGGCATCGGCCAAGGCCAGACCGGGCAGTACACCAACGGTCACCTCACCGGCGGCGAAGTGTCGCAGGCGACTTCTGGCAACTACCAGAACATGACGTCGGCCCCGATCCTGCCGAACTACCTCGGCATTCCTTTCCGGATCCTGGTCAGCCCGTTCGTGAACTTCGATCCCGAGCAGCGCACGACCGACATCATGATGTTCAACAGCCGCAACCTCGGTGCCCTGATTGTGGCTGAAGAGCCTCATGTCAAGAGCTGGGAAGACGGCCAGTACAACATCCAGAACATGTCGATCGAGGAGACCTACGGCTTCGGCATCCTCAACGAGGGCCAAGCCATCGCGGTCGCCCGCAACGTGAAGATCCGCCCGAACGAGTTCGTGATGCCCGCGCGCACCGTGTACAACCTGTCGGATTCGGACAGCACCTACACCGATCTGGGCACGGCGCCGATCTTCGATCCGGCCAACCCGCTCAACGTCAACGCCTAACCAACAGTCAGTTCTGTGCAACCATCGGGCGGCGGGCGACCGCCGCCCTTCGTGTAGTGACTTGCAACCGTTTCTTAGCGAGGCCCGATGTACACGAAATTCAATCGGCCTAGACACAAACACCCACCGTATGTAACCAAGGAGGATTTCATGGCAGCAATCGACGATCTTAACACAGCGGTCGCGGCGCTTCAGGCCGAGGATGTGCTGGTGCTGGCCGGACTTGCCAGTCTTCAAGCACAGGTCACCACGCTCAACACGACCATTGCCAACTCGCCGAACGTGGACCCCGCGATTGAGACCGCCGCGCAGGCGGTGCAGGCCGAGGTGGCCAAGTTCCAGGCCGCGCTTGCACCCGCAGCTCCCGCCGTTCCCGCGGCCAGCTAACCAAATCATGTCCAGGCGGAGGCCTTTAACTTCCGCCTGGCCGACCCTGAGTCTTTGGTAGATCTCCGTCTTTATCGACACTCGGAAGTGGAGATCCTATGTCCAGTCTGATCGTGATGCCCGGCAGCGAAGAGTTCAAGAAAACGCTGGCCTCGATAGCAAAGGCGCCGAGCCGCCGAAAGCTTGTACAACCTGTCGACCTCGTAGGTCACACCTTGATGCTGAACACCGCCCTGGTGAAGACCTTCCAGTGTGGCGGCTTCGTCCTGGGCCCGAACAGGCCCATCGGTATTGTGGACGAACAGTCTCAGCAGATTCCGATCCGCAAGGCATTGGAAGAGAAGAAGCTGATTGACGTCACCGGCAAGGACATGGCCACCAAAGGATTCAAGGGAACCGGCGGCCAGACCTCGGCAATTACCGAAGAAGACACCGGCAAGAAGGTATTCGTCGGCCGCGATCGCCGCGGCAATCTCTACATCGCAACTCCCAGATCCAAGACTGAAGCCAAGCGGTTCGAGCGCGAGATCCGGACGACTGGCACGCTCAAGAGCGTTGACTTCGAGACCGAGATGACAGGTCTCTGCGCCATTACCGAAGAGGTAGTGGAATCCAGCGAACAGCCTGTCAAGAAGCCCGCGAAGAAGTCTGCGAAGAAGGTCAAGAAGAATGTCCGCACCCGTCGTACTTCAGGCAACGCCGTCCGATCAAGAAACTGATGTGGTTCTTGGCCAGGCGATCATCGTCGCTTTCGACCAGGCGCTCGACACCTCGACGCTGAACGATAGCACGTTCTCGTTGACGTTCCCCGCTCCAACTCAAGTTCTCACATCGGGCCAGCTCGTTGCTGGCGAGGCCGCTCCTTCAACATTCAATGTTGAAGGGGTCTGGTCGTTTGCAGACGACACCACGGGCCGCACGATTGCGACCTTCACACCCACCAGACACTTCCAAGAGAACACGCTCTACACGGCGATGCTGCTGGGCGCTGATGCGTCCCTTTCGACCGAAGACGTGATGAACCCCGCCGGCGAATCGATGAATGTCAGCTACCAGTGGACATTCACCACCGGCATTTTGAACCTGCTGACACCTCCACCTGTTTCTCCTCTTCTGGATGCATTTCCAGCCCTTCAGCTCGATCAGATCAAGGTCATTCCAAGACGGCGGATTGGCCAGGATTTGAGTCAGTCGTTCGACATTCTGTTTCCAGATGACATCGATCCGACCTCATTTTCGGTCGAGGACCTTTACATGAGCATCGAGCCTCTCCTCGGGGATCCTACTGTATCTGTGCCGCAAGCTCTGCAGTATGCAGCCGTCATCACCGGCAACAAAATCCAGATCACGGTCACAGGTTGGCCGTCAAGTTAGGAAATGACATGTCACAACTTACACCGCACTTCGCAGACACTGAACCCGGACTGACTGTCCTGGCAGGCGCTGACTCGCACGTCATCGAGAACGTCACCTTCCTCTGCGAGAAGGTTCTCGAACCCATTCACGACAAATTCGGAACTGTCCGCGTTCATGACAGCTACCGCGATCCTGGCCACAACGCCCAGGTCGGCGGCAAGACAGCTTCCTTCCACCTTTGCATCGGCGGCCACGCCGCCGTCGATGTCGATGCGCCCGCAGTCTCCATGCAAGTTCTGTTCGACTGGCTGCGTCTCGAAAGCAAGCTTCCCTTCGACAAGGTCATCTTCGAGAAGAACAAGGCTGAAGTTCCAGCCTGCGTTCACATTCAGATCGACCGCCTCAATCCACCCAGGCGCCAGGCATTCATCGGCCACACCGGCGCCGCAACCGTGTACACCCCAGTGGAAGTCAAGTAGGAGACCTTCATGGCATACAGGATCGATCTGACAACCCGGAACGCTTCCATTGCGATCGTTCTCGGTTTGGACGTTCTCTTCTTCGCCGCCGCGATCGGGGCTTCCGTTCAGCCTGCATTTGCAGACTTGAGCACGAAGCTCTGGGGCCTGTTTGCAGGCACCAACGGCGCGCTGATGCTCGCTCTGAACGCGAGCGGCAACACCCCAAC